GCTGTATTAACAAGAATGGGTGGTTTAGGTTCTACTCAGTTGATAGAGACAGGCCAAGTAATTACACGTAGTGTTATGAACATGTTCAGTGATGAAAAAGTAGCCTCGAAGCTACTGGCAATGGGCCGTGGAGACAAGACGGACAGCCGCCTTATAGAAGAAATTCAATCAATTTCCAACATAACGGACGACCTTGAGTTCTTAGATAGGCAGACAGTTCACTTAGACCAAGCAACCTTACATGAAATGAGTAAAGTACGTCAAATGTCGTTACAGATAGCTAACAAAGCTACAGGTGGTGACATAAAGGCAGAAGCATCTCGCGGATTAGGTAAAGTAACGGGCTATAATGCAATACGTCGTGCACAATCAAGAGTAACACAAGGAAGCTTCATACTAGATATAGCCAACCACTTTACCAAAGGTACAGGTGTAATGGGTAATCTACGTATGGCTGACGTCGGGCTGACAGATACATTAGGTAAGAACGTTGCCTTAGAGAAAGCTTTCAAAACACACGCACAGTTTGATAACAACGGTGTGTTAGAAAGACTCAACATAGGTGACTGGGATAAAGGATTACGCGAAGAGTTGCAGTACGCAATGATACGTGATGAAGCACAACAGATACAACGTACACACGTTGGAGAGTTGCCGCCATTTATGAATAAACCCATGATGGCTCTCATATTCCAATTCCGTTCTATGCCACTCGTTGCACAAAGTAAATCAATGGGTAGGGCTATGGCCTTCGGTGATGCCGAGGCTGTAACAGGTGTACTGTTAAACGCAGCACTAGCAGGTCTGGTTCGTTATGGTAAGTTCATAGCATTAGGTGGGGCAATCGGAGCAGTGACAGGTGAGTTAGTGTTAGATGTACCCGACTCGCAACAAACACAAGTACCTAAGTATATCAACGCATTTGGTATATTTGCTGACATGTATGACCTAGTTTTAGGTCAGGATGGTCTAAAGAACGCTGATGGTGTGGGGTCTGCTATTGAGAAAGTAGCCGGAGAAATCCCAGTATTAGGTTTGATGAATGATTACCTAGAAGTAGGTAAGGCAGGTAGTCAAGGTGACGTACAAGGTATGGCTGAATCAGCCGGAAACCTATTACCATTAAGTAACACTGCAATAGGAGAAGTAATGGCAGAGATGCTATCCAAGATGCTTGAGATGTTTACATATCATGGCCAACGGGCTATTGATAAAGTAGAGGCACAAGAGGGACCGTTAGATGCTACTGAGAAACGTATTGTTGAAGTCGAAGGTTTAGTAGACGGAGAATACGAAGATGATAAAGGTGTTATTACCTCTGGCGTTGGTCAGACAGGTGAGAACATTGGCAAACCGTTTAAGGAAACTGTAGCCAAATACGTCAAACGAACCAAAGGTGTCTTTGAAGGGTTTGATGATTTCTCAGAAGAGTTACAAGCAGAACTAGTTCAACTAACTTACCGTGGTGATGTAAAGTCATCATACAAGTGGGTAAAGCACTTTAATAAAGGTGATTATCAATTAGCAGCAACCGAACTACTAGACAACAAAGATTACCAAGCGCGTAAAGACGCTGGCGGTGATGGTGTAACTAAACGTATGGAAGAAGCTAGTGAAGTAATCGCTAAACAGACGTAATAACAAACTGCCCTCACATGAGGGCTTTACTTTTAAATAGAGGCAATAATGGCTAAAACTATCAGACCCTACACAGGTGATGGTGTTACTACGATTTATCCTGTAGACTTCGCGCTGGGTTACATAAACAGAGCATACGTGTACGTTTACTTGGTTAGTGAAGAATACACGACCCAACTATCTTATACATGGCTCGATAACTCGCAGATTGAAATAAACACACCTGTAGCTGATGGTGTTAAGTTCGCAATTAGGCGTGTAGTACCCAGAGACACATTAGTAAACAACTATACCAATGGCGCGATATTACGCAACAGCCAATTGGATAACTCATTCAAACAGACGCTTATGGCGTTAGAAGAAATCGAAGATGGTTTCGCAGCACCTAGTGGCTCGTTCCTATACAATGTCGATGTTGACATGTTGGGACATAAGATAACCAATCTCGCTGATGGCGTAGATGATGGTGATGCAGTATCGTTCGGTCAAATGAAAGAATACATACTCGGGATTAATGAAGCGTTCGGATTAACTATACGTGCAGAAGAAGCAGCACAAGCAGCCGAGGATAGTGAGACAGCAGCAGAAGTATTATATAACGATTTCCGTGATGCTTACGCAGGTAGTGGTACACACTTACCGTCAATAGAAAATGATGGTACATTATGGTATTACTCAGGCGTAGATTTCACACAAGGTTTATACATATACTACAATAGTTATGTCGATACCTATACAGGACATTGGGAATTAGTGTCTGGTACTGGTGCACAGGGCGCAACAGGCGCACAAGGTATACAAGGTAACTATGGTCTAACAGGTGACCAAGGTGATACAGGTCCGACAGGTTCTCAAGGACAACGTGGTATACAAGGAGCTTTAGGTGATATTGGTCCAGCAGGTATACGTGGTGAGACAGGGTTACAAGGTATAACTGGTCCACAAGGTGTAACAGGGTCAGTAGGTGCTGTAGGATTACAAGGACCAACAGGTGCAGAAGGACCATTAGGAACAGTAGGCCCAACCGGACCACAAGGTACAGTAGGATTGACAGGTGATACTGGACCACAGGGTGCAACTGGCCCAACTGGACCACAAGGTATCCAAGGAGTTCAGGGCTTAGTAGGTGCAGATGGACCAACAGGTTCTCAAGGCTCTCAAGGTATCATTGGTCTACAAGGTCCAACTGGTGCTATTGGTAACACAGGTCCACTAGGTCCAACTGGTATACAAGGTATAATCGGTGATACTGGTTCACAAGGTCCAACTGGTGTCGGTGATATAGGTCTAACAGGTCCGGAAGGTATCCAAGGAGTTCAGGGTCCAGCTGGTATACAGGGTATAGCAGGTACAGGTATCCAAGGTATTCAAGGTATTGACGGACCAGCAGGTATTGCTGGCCCAACAGGTATCCAAGGTACAACAGGTCTAAAAGGTGACCAAGGCACAGTGGGTTCAACTGGACCACAAGGTATACAAGGAGATACTGGTTTACAAGGCGTAGGTACACAGGGTATTCAAGGCACAGTGGGTCCAACTGGTCCGGCAGGTATTGCGGGTCCAACAGGTATACAGGGTACAGCAGGTCTTACTGGTAGTCAGGGTGCAACAGGTTCAACAGGTCCAGCAGGTATCCAAGGAGACACGGGTATCCAAGGCGTAGGCATACAAGGTATCCAAGGTATAGATGGTCGTTCATTCGATATAGATGAAATCGGTACATTGGTGGGGCGTGATGCTTTCGACTTAGCTGTGACAGACTTTGTTTATTATGCAACGGACTACAGTGTAACTGCTAACGGTGCAGCTGACTACGATACATTTGTAGGTAACGGTATACTAACTGCATTCACACTCAGTTATACAGCTGATGGTGCACAGTCATTACATGTAACTGTCGCAGGTGTATCACAAGCACCCGACAAGTATGTAGTAACAGTTGTTAACGAAGTATACACAGTGACCTTTAACGAAGCTCCGTGGAATACTGCTATAGTTAATATACGTGAGTTCTCCATAGCAACAGGTTATGGTGCTATGTACATTAAGTTAAGTGGTACGTCAGGTGACTGGGGTCCAGCTATACCATTCGGTCGTGGCCCACGTGGTGACCAAGGTCCAACTGGTGTTCAGGGACTAGTAGGTAATCAAGGTGCTACGGGTAACCAAGGTATCACTGGTCTACAAGGTCTTGCAGGTGTTCAGGGTTCAGCAGGTCCAACGGGTAGCCAAGGTCTAACAGGTGACCAAGGTACGCAGGGTACGCAAGGTACGCAAGGTGATGCAGGTCTAGCTGGCCCAACGGGCAGTCAGGGTTTTACAGGTAACCAAGGTCTTACTGGTCCACAAGGGGATGCTGGTGTTCAAGGTCCAGCAGGTCCAACTGGTAGTCAAGGTCTAACAGGTGACCAAGGTACGCAGGGTACGCAAGGTACGCAAGGTGATGCAGGTCTAGCTGGCCCAACGGGTAGTCAGGGTTTTACAGGTAACCAAGGTCTTACTGGTCCACAAGGGGATGCTGGTGTTCAAGGTTCCGCAGGTCCAACTGGTAGTCAAGGTCTAAAAGGTGACCAAGGCGTAATAGGTACACAAGGTCTGCAAGGTACAGTAGGTTCAGCAGGGCCAACGGGTGACCAAGGTCTTACTGGTACTCAAGGTGCCATAGGTGTTACTGGTTCAGCAGGTCCAACAGGTCTACAAGGTTCAACTGGTATCCAAGGTACACAGGGTAACCAAGGAGACATAGGTCCGGCAGGTCCAACAGGTAATACTGGTGGTACAGGTCCAACTGGTGTGCAAGGTCTTGTAGGTGCTACTGGTCCAAAAGGTGTCACGGGTGACCAAGGACCATTAGGAGCAGTTGGCCCACAGGGTGCAACAGGTTTAGTAGGACCACAAGGAACTATAGGTGTTACCGGAAACGGTGGTGCTACAGGTCCAGCGGGTGCTACAGGTCCAACAGGTCTACAAGGTAGTACTGGCCCAACAGGTGCGTCAGGAATACAAGGTCCAGATGGTATCGTTGGTCAACAAGGCTTCCAAGGTGATATCGGTCCACAAGGACAGGTTGGTGCTGGTGGCGAAAGAGGACCAGTCGGTGTTCAAGGTGAAGATGGTTTAATTGGTGTAACAGGTAACCAAGGAGCTAAAGGTAACGTAGGTGCAGCAGGGCCACAAGGTTCTCAAGGACCAGTTGGTAGTATTGGTGCACGTGGTGACACTGGCGCAACAGGACCAACAGGCTCAAGAGGTGCACAAGGTGATGCTGGTGCAACAGGTTCGCAAGGACCAATAGGTTCACAGGGTATTAATGGTATCCCACTTTATACATGGCAGAAGTTTGCTGATAATGAAGCTGGTACTAATTTCTCTGATGTTCCATTGTCTACTAGTTACTGGAAGTTTGAAGCGTATAACCAAACTACACCAACAGCATCGACTGACCCAACAAATTCTAACTGGGTTAAGTTTCCTTTTAGAGCCGTGGCTACTGTAGTGTTAGCTGGTAACGGGACTATTCAATTACAACCACTACAGCAGACGATTGTTACTATGACATTAGACGTAGGTACATGGAATGTGGACGTAACAGCTACATCTGGTATACGAAATCCAGATAGTTCAAGGATGGAACTGGACATAGAGCGAGACGGTGTGACACTAAACTCAGATAGTAACTCGTCGAGTGCTAACGTCATATCGTCCGATACGGGTATTGTGTCAGATGGTACATTGACTTACACAGTATTTGGTAATATGACAGCAGGGTCAAACAAGTCACCGTATGCTTACGCTACGATATCAGCTACTAAACAGAGAACATAATGACAGATATTATACAATTTAGTGGGGATGCCGTTGATTCGGCAGCCCAACGTCTAGGCTTAGAACTAGGCACAGCCACATTCCCCAACCCCGTAGATTATGGCGTTGGTATATCAGGCAACACCATTGCACACCTACCAAAAACTTCGATTGATGACATTACGCTTGAGGGCGGTGTTTTTCGAGTAATCAACACTAATACAGGATTAAGACCAGATGGGTTTTCTCAGTACGGTGTACTCGCAGTTTGGAGATATGATGTCAACTTAATACTTCAAATATACATTGATGTTAACGGCCTGAAAGCTAGTCGTGTTGTTAAAATAGTAGAGGGCGTTGGAGATTGGAATATAGAACTTGACTCCGGTAACTCAGTCAACCCTTTAGATTATGGTATTGGGGGCGTTGGAGGCGAGGCAGTCCTAGATGCAAATAATAATATAGAAAACGGACTTTTTAAAGTTACGTCAAGTTCAACGAACGTACCACTCGCAGGGACCGCAACATTATTAGTTAATCGTTCTTCCAATGTAATAACACAGACTTGGGATAGTGGGGCATTCCGCTATTTTAGAAGGTCAACCAATACGGGCGACACTTGGGATAGTTGGCGTCTAAACTTTGATTCAGGAAATTTAATCAACCCTGTAGATTTTGGTCTGGGTGATTATGCAGTTGGCACTAAATCAGACTTGAAATCTATAAACTTAGATACTTTACATAGTGGGGGTTTATTCAGTGGTTATGATGGGAATAATAGCAATGCTTCAACGGGAGGCAATCCTTTCCCAACAGACGGCGGAGGTTTCTCATTACTATCTATTAAAGGTATTAATGATGTTGTAGGTGAATATACAACACAGCTTGCTACTCGATTTACCCACATACTGGACCAGTTAAGAGTTATGGTTAGAAGTTCTGGAGCATTGGGTTTTGGTGAATGGGTCGATATGCTTCACTCTGGCAACACTAATTTAGATGTGTTTGGTAGTGATGGTGGCGCAAAAATTCTAGCGCAAGGCGTTTTCGTAAATCCTTATAAAGCAACATTTTTATTACCACTATCATCCAATGGCGTACCTGTTAGCATAACTTTAGGCTTGGGAGGTTTTCAAGTAACAAAAAATGGGTTTGATAATGTCGAGGATAATATACCGCCTTCAAGAGTCGTGCTAGGACCAAGAAGCTCTTACAAACTTGCAGAAATTGAAATTGAAGGCTTTTCAGGCCACACCAGCGGAGATCCCGTTTTTCTAAGAACAGTAGACGCATCAACTAAAATAACGGTGAACTTCTAATGACAACATATAAACAGCTAGACGAAAATACAATACAGTTTTCTACGACTAACGAAGATGGCTCAGTAACTAATGGGCCAATAGTAAACGGTAGAACTCGCACAAGACAAGTACAAACTGGTACTCAGGAAGTAGCGTCTGGTAGCGTACAGGTTGAGAACGGTTCGGAGCAGGCTGAAACACATACTATATCTGTAGAAGTGGGGATTGACGAGGAAGGTAATCCCATCTTCGAAGACCAGATGCAGTACACGACCGTCCCTACATACGAGACTGTTATTACGTACACAACTGAGCCTGTTTTTACATCTGTTGCATACTCACCGTGGGACGAGCTTATGGCTACCAACCCAACGATTGAGCCAGCAGTAGTAGAAGTGATAGGTTATGTGGAACTACGTAAAGCTGCGTATCCTAGTATAACAGACTTCGCTGATGCTTATGTAAAAGTAAGTGAAGGTGATAGTACTGACATGGATGCGTATGTAGCTGATTGTTTAGCAGTTAAACTATTATACCCAAAGGATTAATATGGAAACATTTTATGAATACTATTTCTATGTGACTACCGCAGCTGCGGTAGCTACACTATTAGCAACATATACCAAGACTAAGAAAGACGACGCCTTCATGGTAAAAGTCAATAAGTTTTTGGCAAGTGTAGCTAGTGTGTTTAAACCAAAGAAGTAATAAACTAGTAGGCATTCAGTACGAGTGCCTGCAATGATTATTATTCGACGAAGTAAACAACACCACTTCATAGTGGTACAACAAGGAATCGCTATGGAGTGGTTAAAAGAGGGTGTCGTAGTAGGATTACTAGCACTAGTAAGTGCTTGGCACTGGTATGATAAGACTGCGCGGGATTCACGATTCACTAAGTTAGAGGAACGTATGGGCGAAGCAGAGACACTAACCAGTAAACAGCAAACACAACTAGAGGTAATGAATACAGAACTAAAAGCATTCAGTACATTAACTGATGTACGTTTAGGTTTCATTCAATCAGGTATAGATAAGGTAATTGCTAGTTTGGAGAAGAACAACCATGAAAGCACATGAGAAACGTTTAGCTTTGTTGCATAGTCATGTGACAGAGACATTAATAGAACAAGTTCTTCATGAAGAAGAAGAAACCACTTTCGACGGAGAGGGCGAAACGGTAATGACGGGGGTATTTGTGAAAACAGCTACCCCTGCGTTATTAGCTACAGCAGCACGTTTCCTCAAAGACAATGACATAACATGTGATGTTGAGCAAGACGAGAACCTGAGTGGTCTTAAAGATGCTCTAAGTCGTAAGCAACGTCACAGTCGTTTAAAAGAAGCAAAAGATGAGGCTAAGGCACACTAATGAGTTTTAATAACGCAAACATAGTATCCAAGACGTATACGGGAAACCAATCATTTCCCGCAGCACGTGGTAGAGAATACTTTATGATTCAAGCAGGGGCAACAACAACAGACCTAACCGTAACATTCGGTAATGGTACTGGTGCTGTTAAAGTAATTGCAGATGGTTTCTATGAACCATATATAGCACCTAGTTCAACAATAGATGTAGTTACTATGGGTTCGTTCGTAGTCGTTACAAACGTGTAGGAAGATTTATGCCATTAAGTACAAAGTCGGGCGGTCTAAGTACCGACCAAACAGAGTTCCTGTCACATTGGGAATACGATGCACCTTCTCGTAAACTCAAGTCTAATAGAGCTATAGAGACAACACTCAACTCACTTTACCTCGGTGAACAACATAAAATGTCATCAGGTGCTGATAATATATTCTTCACCAACCTAAGTAATGATACAAACTTCTATCCTATGTGGGGCGGCTTAAAAGACCAATCTATTACAGCTAATAGAGGCTCGTCTGGTTTTATACCTCCAAAGGGTAGAGTTTACTCTGACTTCTTCTCACTACCTTTAGGTGGTGACCCAGACCCACTAGAAGGTATTGGATATGACGGTGATAGCTACTTCGGTATAAACATATCTGGTCTTGGTATTACTACCACAGCAGCTGAAACTGTTGGTTCAGATGTACGTCTTGAATACCGTATTACTGTAAATGGTAAACAGGTGTACATACAGGTTCTACCACGTGCTGCACTTCGTTCTTCCGCTGGTACTACCATTTACTCTGGTTCTGTCATTGAGTGGTTCTTTGACCACCCTGTTGAAATAAATGCAGGTACTACGTTGAATGCTTCAATTCACAAAGTACGTGAGAGTGATGATGTAGACCTTGGTGTATTTCAAGTTAAGCGAGGCCAAACACCAAATGCAGATGGGTCTTATCGTTACCAGACAACCGTACATAACCGTTTGTGGGAAGATAAAGACTTAGAGTTAATCAGTCCTTACCTAAAGCACAAAGCAATGGACTTTGGTTTAGACTCAACAGGTTCTACCATACTTCTAAGAGATTTGACTCTAGGCGTTAATAGCTTGTTAGTACCACATGCAGTAAACACCTTAGAAGCAGTTGCCAATGGTACTGAAATAGCTATTAAGATTAAAGGTGGGGCTAAGATTATTGTTGAGGGTTTACCCGTTAACGCTGTAAGTATTAATGGTTCTTTTGTTAACTCTGTATTGAATCTAGCTATAGTACAATTAAATGAATTATTCACAAATACGTCAGGTTTTATAACACCAGATACGTTTGTAAGTTCTTTCATCCTAAGTGGTAATGAGTTAACACTCGGACTTAATGACGGTGTTTCTTACACTGTAAATATAACCAACTTGGGAGTAGACGAAAACAACTTCGTAGCATCTGGTGCTTTAAACGGCTCAGATTTAACTCTTACAATGTCCGATGGTACAACAGTAGTAATAGATGCAACTAACATGATTAATGGCTCTAGTACTTTTGCAAGTGGTGCAGATTGGTATTACTCTTATGGAGACAGAGCAAACGAGAGTGTAAACAACACTATAAGTGATGTAAACTTAGGCATAGCAGCCCGAGCACCATTTTACTTTGGTACAACTTTAACTAGAGGTACAGAGTTTAGATGGAACTCTAATCCTAATAAAGCTCACGTACTCGGAATATGGGACGGGACCGAAGCTAACGCAGGTACTTTCAACTCTCGACAACAAGTTAACTGGTCTACAGGTTTCTGGCGTGATACTGATGGATTTAGAGTGGGTAGCAATACAACACTTACAAACACTACCACTTCAAACAGATACGTACCTAGTTTTGGTGCTGCTTTAGCAATTAGATTCTTAAATGATGGTCACGTAGTTATCGTTGACTTAAGTGGGTCAGCTGAGGTAGAGATAGCTAAAACAACCAATGCGTTAGTAGTAGATTCTTTTCAGTTACAGTTAGGTTGTGATGCTGGGTTTGTTTTACCTCAATTTATACCAACGGCGTCTGAAAACCTTTGGGAGATTGTCCACGATTATAACGATGTTGAGAACGGTATCCTTAACGGAATACTAGACCACACTGTAATAAAGAGTGGTTTATCTATTGTGAAGGGTGAGAAGCTAATGTTTATGTTAGATTATGTAGGTAACGGAGACAGCTTCGGTACAAGTTATATTAACGCAACTACAGGAGTTGTCACGGCTGAGGAGGAGCTAGTAAATCATTTTAGGTATCAAACAAACGAAGCTTTGGTATTCACCAAAAGTGGTGTGAATGATTGGGTTATGAGTACAGGTGCAGATGGGTATTTCTTCGCATCTAACTTAGACAACTACCGTAACGGTGGTGAGTCAGGGACTATCCAAGGTATGTTCTCTTTAAGATTCAACAATGATGGTAAGCTTACTATCTATGATGAAGATGCAGGACAGAAAGTAGCAACAGCTAAGTCAGACCCCGTAGTAGGTAGTACAGTACATTTATACATGGGTGCAAGAGGCAACAGAACGTTCTCTAAGATTCCTGTTATATCTAAACAGTTACTAAGTCAGAGTAATCAACCTAATGTAAACTATGTACCCGTAGTAGCAGACCAAACAACCTCTGTAGAAGAAGGTGCGGTATTAAACTTCCAAGTTGTATCTAGCGATAACATCGTAAATCAGTTTGTAGAAGTAGACGCACCTAGTTGGTTAGTTATGAATCAAAGTAGTGGTGTACTTAGTGGTACTGCACCCGCGTTCTTAGGAACAGGGGCTGATACTATTGTAGTAACTTGTAAGGCAGGTAATGCTATCGGTGGTAGCGTAGACTTCACGGTAACTGTATCAGTAACTTCGGACGCAAGCTATACCAATAGCAAGTCTTTAGCACTGAACGGGACCAGCACGTACCTACATGGTAATGCTACTTTAATGAACTCTGTAGAGAGAGCTACTAATGGCGATGGTAATGCTTGGAGTATTGGTATGTGGATTAAACCTACTAACAATACAGCTACGCAGACACTATTTAACTATGGTCACGCAGACGACCAAGCGGGTGGTGCTATAACCATTAAGAAGATTAATGTCAATACTCTAGCTATAATTTACGGTACTGTTTATACCAATATCATAACACAGGCTAACGTACTTAACCATAATCAATGGTCGCATGTATTGGTCACTTTCGATGGTGGTACTACAGGTGGTGACCCTAACGATATGGCTGATTACTACAATCGGTTTAAAGTATATCTAAATGGATTTGCAGCTACAACTGTTAGTGCTAACTCGCTTGGCGGTTACACAGGTGTTATAAGTGGAGCAGACTCGTCTACTAACATTTATAGATTTGGTCGAGCTAACAACGCATGGAATAACTATCTTGATGGTATTATTAATCAAATTGGTATCTGGGCTACTGACGAGTCAGCTAACGTAGCCGCTATTTATAACGGTGGTGTGCCGCATGACTTGAGCTTACTAACCTCTACACCTACTCATTACTATGAGATAGACAGTAGTGTGACAACCATACCTGACTTAGCTGGTAACGCACCATTAACGGGTTATAACTTCATAACTTCTGATTTAGTTACTGATACACCATAAGGAAACAATGAGTAAATCTACAGCACAATCTGAACGTGCTAAGATGATTGAAGCAATAGGTGAAGAAGATTTAGATGCTCTGCTACGCGCAAGGTGTTCAGAGTTATCTAAATTAACCGAACCTGTCCAAGAGTTAGATGATGGTGATGATGGCCAATATGACGAACATGTGTTTACACGTATTTGTGAGGACCGGAAACAGTATCTAGCACTAACAGATGTTGAACAAGAAACCGCCTCAAGGTGGGCCGATGTGGAAGCCTTACGGAGCCACTACGCGCTCTTTGAGGATTTCTTATATGATTGTATGACTGAGCTTATGGGGTTCCAATGCTCAGACTTACAGATAGATATAGGTAGGTTCCTACAGTCCGACGTCAAGTATGGAATGATTCAAGCACAACGTTCACAAGCAAAATCAACCATCGTGGCAATGTTTGCTGTATGGCAACTAATACACGATTGTAAACACAGAGTTCTGATTGTATCAGCTGGTAGTGAAGTTGCTGCCGAGATTGCAAACTGGGTAATCCAGATAATTATGAACTGGGATATACTTAAATGTATACGCCCTGACAGGCAACATGGCGATAGAGCTTCATCAAAAGCATTCGACATTAACTGGCAACTAAAAGGACCGGAGAAATCGCCCTCAGTGGCTTGTATCGGCATAACTGCAAACATGCAGGGTCGTCGTGCAGATTTATTAATACCCGATGATATCGAATCATCAAAGAATGGTACGACTGAAATTCAGCGTGCTGCCCTAGAACATCTGTCAAAAGATTTTACGTCTATATGTCAGAAAGGTCGTATCATGTATCTTGGTACGCCACAGACTGTAGACAGTATTTATAAGAACCTACCTGACCGTGGTTACACGATTAGAGTATGGACTGGCCGATATCCAACAATGGACGAAGCTAAAACTTACGGAGAGACACTAGCACCATACTTATTGAATAAGATGGACAATGACCCTACTTTACGAATTGGTGGCGGTCTGGATGGCTCACGGGGCAAACCTACTGATTCTGTACTACTAGGCGAAGAAGCTTTATGTAAGAAAGAATTAGACCAAGGCCCAGCATATTTCAACCTACAGCATATGCTGAATACCGAAATGTCTGATGCCCTAAGACACCCGCTTAAAACCAAGAACCTTATCGTTATGAATTTCCCTCTCGATAAAGCCTCTGGTGAAATTACATGGATGCCAAGTCCAGAAAATCAAATAGTAGTAACTGGCTTTAAGACCAAACCTCGCCTCTATAGGCCATTCACAGTGTCCAAACAAGTATATGAATACGAAGGTAAGCATATGTACGTGGATACCGCTGGTGGTGGTAAGAATGGTGATGAAACGGTAGCAGCCGTGACGTACTTCCTACATGGTTACGTATTCCTAGCCGAGATATTAAAACTCGTTGGTGGGTAT